GTACTCTCTTGTAAAACTAGCTCAATTTCATTTTGCACTTCTATCTCTAATGATTCTTTTTTTGAATTACCCCAGTTTTTAGCACCAACCTTACGACATTTAACTAAAGCACCAGAAGCATATGCACTTGGCCATACTTTGTAGCGAGATTTAACTTTGTGATAACAGGCATCTCTTTTAGCCTTTTTCTTCTTCTTTTTTCGTTTCTCATCTAATACTGCTTCAAGTTCTTCTTGAATTAATTGCTCAAAGTTCATGTATAGTTCCTCGTTCTTCTTAGATTTTTTCTTTTTCTTACGACCACCCTTTTGTGGATCAGTCTTTACATAAGTAGGTTTTGCTGCCCCTCTTTTCTTAGTTTGGCCCGGATCTTTCCTTCTTTTTCTACGGCCGGCTGACTCTCTTTCTTTTTTAGACATGCTGCTGTATTTTTTTCGAGATACACATTTAGGTGTTGTTTTTTGACCGGGTTGTCGTGCACAAGGCTTACCATCGTATTTACCACCCGCTTGCCGCCAGCCTCCTTTCTTAAACCACTGGCGGAGACCTTCTTCATCAATAATTCCTTCCTCACTTACGAAGTTTTCAATAATTTCGCCGTATAAATCATTCATCTTTGCCAAATCCTGCTATTTTTAAAGCTTTCTCCAATAAATAGATCGGAAATTCAGTATTGTCAATCTCTTTTATTTCATCGATAGTAGCCCATTTCCAATCGTCATGTTCGATTTCTCCAGTAACTGGATTTGGCTTGCTGACTTTAACTGTGCCTGTCCATTTTCGAGTTAAAAAATAGTACTTTTTTGGCTTTGGCTCGCCAAGATAAATTAAATCAGAAGTATCGCATAGCAAATTAGTCTCTTCATCAAGTTCACGGACTGCACCAGACTCTATTGAACGGTCATCTTCATCAATGTGTCCACCGGGTATTGTCCATTGGCCCCCGCGGCTATCAATATTTGATCTTCTTAAAATTAAAAACCGTTGCTGATCATCTAAACAGGCAATGATTCCAACGGTTTTTAACTCACCTTCAAATAAAAAACTATTCCATTTATCAGTTAACGACATGCTTTATAATTTTTAATTGTACCACGACAAAAGGCACCTAGTGCATCTTTTATATTTATATTTTTAATTGGTGCAACCCATATCATATTTTCTTGGATTTGAGTTCCATATGTATACTGCACATCAATTCCAAACAAGATACCAATTAGTTCACCCTTTTTATTATACACACCAGAACCTGAGCATCCAAACCATCCATATGTATTAACTATTAACTGTGTTCCTGCACCTTGAAGCTCTTCGTATCCCGATATTCTACCACCAAAGGACATTAACTTATGCCATGATGGATGGCCAGAATAAACAATATCTGTTCCTATACTGTAGTCATCTGTTGGATTCCAAGACATTGCCTTGATCGTATGAAAGCCGTTTGGCACTATTAACACTGCTATGTCATGATCTCTGCTTTTATATATTAAAGTTGCAGATCTTTGTTCAACATCTTTAGAAATTAAATATGTTTGCCCAAGGTTACCATCGGTAACATGTTTAGCAGTTAAAACTAATGTTAAATCTTTGTATTGCACCACTGTTCCACTTCCATGTCCTGAAGATGTTACAACTTTAACGGCTGCACCTCTAACTCTTTTCTCGTTTAAAGACAATCCTTTACTAACCTTTTCAATAGGTTTTTGTGGTTTGTAGTCTTGTAATTGTTGGGCTTGTTCGCTATCAGTTGTTTGTGCATTAACATTTACACTTGAAAACCCAATACCAAGCATAACAACCAAACATTTAATTAAATTTTTCATTGGTTTGTTCCTTTAATAATTTTAAGAGCCAGAGTCTGTTCCACCGGTGTCCAACTCAATATATCTATATCCTATTTCAACTAATGACCCCGCACCGGGAATAATAGTGAAATAAACTGTATTATCCAGTTCATTATAATACCAGTCATGATTTAATAAACCATCAATAAAGACCCTTATTGAATCTTTTTCAGCTTGGTGAGTAAGTGTTATTTGCTCATAAGGTTCTATGGAGTGAGTTGCATCGGTAACACCGGGGGTCCAGTCTTCGCTGCATATGTCAAGCACAACACCACCTAACATATTTGTCGCCTCTCGGTATCTTTTGCCAACATAATGTGCTGGAACCCAGCCACCACAAAGTGAGTCTTCTGCTTCAATATTAATAATACTTGCCATAAATACCGAGCCCATTCTTCTAGAACTGTACCAATCCATAAAATCTGAAACCGCTGGATATTCAATGTAACTCTGCTCATCTTCATCAGAAACAAACACTACTAGTAAGCCCGCATCAGGCCGCATCCATGTATTTGAATAAGGGTTATTCACAATATAATCATAAACAGAATTAAAGCCCTCTTCAAACGGTGCACTTATAAGTGTATCTAACATGTCTCTAGCATCATCACCATCATCACCGGGCACCAGAGGAAACTCAGTGCTCATGACGGCTTTACGAGGATCGGCACTAATCATGACTAATCTCCAGTCGGCCGTTGGTAGGGCAGCAATCATTGCTTCCACACCAGCGATTAATCTATCATTGTGTGTCGCCATTGAACCAGACCGGTCGATCACCCAAATAATATCAATACCGTCAACCGACATATGTTGTGTAAACGAATCAACCCAAATTATGCCTTCATTGACAGGCACTTCAACTTCTACATATGTTGGTACCTCTACTTCAACGGGCACCTCTACTAGCACTTCGACTTCTATTTGCTCCCTGATTGTTCGGTCTTCAGACTGATCACCAATACGATAATCGGTGTAGCACGAAAGCATACCAAGAATAAAAATTATTAATCCCACATTAAATCCTCCATTTATAAACTCACCAATAGTAATTATGTCGTTATTCATCTTCTCGACGAAGAAGTGCAAAACTTAATAAAAGCATGTTGCAAAGCGACAGTATTTCCAAATCAAACCAGTCATTAATGCTTGCATATATAAAAAGCCAAATGTTAGCCAAAAAGGCCGCCACGACGAAAGGGAAAAGTATTTTGACCAGTTTGTTTAATTTATCCACTATTGTAACTACCGGTACCACAACCAAAACCGAATTTTTTTTCTTTTTATGACGGATATTTTTTTCTAGATTTTTTCTTCTTTTATTATTGTGTCAATCGAGTGATAATCATATATACCCATCACAACCGACATTTTTAAGCCGTATTCCTCAACATTAGATGGTCCACTATAGCTAAAGTAAGAGTCTCGCATATTGCTCATCCAGAATACCTTCCAAAAATAAACATCATATTGATAACTATAATCAATCAACGGAGTTCGGCTTGAGTTTTGGATTCGTTCTATTAACACTCCTACGGAGCCAGTTATTCTATCAACCAGTAAATCGCCGGGATTTAGTTGAAGGTTGTTGACTTCTTCTTGTATATCAATCATGGTCATCATCACCATCATCGACTATCACGATTATTCCAGCTTTAATCAGGTTTATTAAGCCGCCTTCAGAATAAACAACCCGTCCATCTTTTGACCATATAGAATCCCAAGCCCATGTGACATAATGTTCAAGTTCCCATACTAACTCGTATGGAATTGTAAAAGAACCGTCATAATCGGACAGAGAGGCTTCTCTAGTCGAAAATCGACGAACAAGTATGCCAATACTTTTAGTATCGACATCATACAATGTCATGCCTGCGACTAAATTATAGTCGGAGTTAGATTGCCCCATGCAGTAACTAGGGGCAAATTAACTTAAAGCTTGACGGGTTTTTGCGGCTTAATGCACTGCTGCAAAATTTTGTCTATTGCAAGATTTTTGGTTAAATCAATATTGCATGCATGTATTGGGGTATATTTATCAGCATCGACTGTGGGATTGTCTAACTTTCTAATGAAAGGTGATTGGAGATTTGCTATCTCGCATGTCGCTCCAAATTGCACCGGCTTCCATATATTCACATCAGCATATGAAGGTGCTATAGCAGCTATGTATGTATAAATAATCAGTTTAAACATGGTAGTTCACAAATAAATCGCCAATATATAGTTTGTTAAATCTTAATTCTATCAATAATATATGGGTGTTGAATTGACAAGTCTTTGTACAACTTTTTAAGCACGGTTTTGGTTATATCACCAATGTCATCTTTCACTGACTTGGATTTAACCAACTTTTCCACTTCATCCTTTACCATAGACTTCAATTCTTTAGAAATCATCCGCTTAATTTCGTCTTTATCGGATTTAGCCAACTCTTCTGCTATGATTTCTTTTAATCTACTTTTGGTGATTGTTAACTCATTTTTCATCACTATAAATAGTTCTATTCAATTTCAATATCATCATTAATGTAAGCTTTTGTTAAATTAATCGATGTGCAAGTTCGTATGTAGCCGCTTTTCACATGCATAATCCGGTACATCTCGTTATTGCCATATGGCTGCAAATCCCACTCGCCTTCTTTTACTTCTATTACAATGGCCAATTTGTCTTCGATGTGTGTTTCTCTAAATTTCCAATTGATTGCATCTGGTGGTATCACATATATGTCGTTGTAATATACTAAATCACCCAATTGCAAATCTTTTTTCTCTGGAAACCGCTTAATCATGCCTTTAATCCCTTTCTAATCACCGCCAATCGTATTTTCTAAGCCTGCTAATGGTATGCACCCATATTCTTTCTTTAATCCCTGCATGGGGGTATTTTATCCAATATATCTTAGCCATGTCCATAGCGGGGTGATCTTCACTTTTATCATGCAACTCTACGATCATCGCTATGCCACCGTGACAATCACATGTCACTAGGTCACCCACCTTGAATCCATGATCTGGTGGTATCTCGAAGTACTTGTATAGCCTTTCCTTATACCCCACTAAGTTGCCCTCGTTAGTAACTATCCCATGACTGTCTTATATGGGAAAATTTTTAGGGGCATTTTTCGGGGCAACCAAATATCTCAAAATTTATTGGCGATATCGAAAAGGTACTTAGGCGGGCTGTCAGCACCGTCGCATATGTAGAGACATACATTCGGGTAGGTAGGGGGTAGGGGGGTAGTGCTAGCTGATTGTTGGCTTTCAAACTGGCATATGCTGTCGCATAATATTGTCTCTCACTATAGTAAAAGGTTAATGTATTATTTATTATTACTCTCGCGAACTTCTCTCACATGCCACTTCACATAGTCAAGCAGTAGCCCAGCATAGATGTAAGCAAACACTGGCACAAAAGGCAGGAACAAACTGCAGTCTGCTAGTCTCTGTCGTCTGGTCTTTCTCTTACTCATACTATAACTATTACCTATTTGTTTTTGTACTCTCGCGAGGTTTCCCCGATGGCCGGGAAGTTTTGTCGCAAACTTTGTCACAAATGTGACAGGCTTTGCATGCAGCCTTTTGATTAGGGTTGGCCTTGGTGATACTAAAACTGTGTCGCATAATGTCTCAAGCAAATGTGACAAGCACAATGAACAGCACACCAATCACAATCGCACCGGCATAGTCGGCAATGTAGTCGTTGATAATCAAGGTACATCCTCCAATATGGTCAAGCAGAATCGTCCAAAGGCGGACAGAATATGACTTGACAGTTGACAGATAGAGAGATCGTATATATATTAAGCCCCTCTCACACTAACACACAATCAAAACAGAACAATATAAAACATAACCGTATCAAATAATATACACCTATCAAAATGTATACGGCAAGTGGCAGCCAAATAAAAGTGTGTATAAAACTACACAATCGCTAAGTCATTTCATACACAATCTCTTCTTCATTATTATCCATTACTTTTATATACAGTCTATCTACTACTGTACAAGCTACTCTCTGTAAACACTTTAACGAGTTATTATATAATGTATAGTTATCCTCGTCTTTGTCTACCACTACACAGTGACCTTTAACTGAGCTTTTCTTACTGTATCTACTGATGAGTTCTCCGGGTTTAAACATCGTTATCACCAAACTCTTTATTTGATTCCTCGGTCATTTGTGCAAGGTCCGCCATGGTGAGCTTTACAGTTTTTCTATATTTGTTCTGTTCTCGCATCAGTTTATTGTATCGCTTCTTATCATACTTGTTGACATGAAGATTCTTGATGCCCAGTCGTTCCAGTCGCTTTTTGAAGTTAACGATATTAACCAGCAAAGCAGAGTTATTGTCAACACGAGAATCAGCACGGGTCAGAATAACCTCGCGACCTTGCAGCTTACCATCAACTTCTTCAATGACTGTTTGTGTAATATAATACTTCATAATAAAATGTGGGATCTTTATTTTAACTCGCGGCCCCTTCGAGTATCCCCTTACATAAGACTCTATGTTTATAATGCTGGCTGTCTTCGTAGTATTCCAGCGGGTAGTTCAGGAGGGTGGCTAATCCTCTTATAGCCGTTAGTCTCGAAACTTCATTATCTTAACCTCTCGCACTTGGTGCTTTACGGGTTTCGGGTACGATCAGATCAAATGCCTTCGCCGCCTTCAAGTGCAGCGAGATCAGCCTTCTCTTCATCGGTCAGATACTTAGCATCTTTCCGCTTCAGACTTGCAGGGCTCATCTTGGTTGGGTTTACAAGTTCAGAGTTACATCCAGCAGCGAACGACTCAGCCCATTCTTGATCAGGGAAGTCCATCACGGCTTGCTTGCCTTGCTTGGTGGAGTTGCGGAACACAACCCACATGCGAGGAGCAACTTGCTCGACGGTCCAGCCGGTGATCTGCTTCCGTGTTGGCGGAGCAGGGGCAGGCTTGTAGTTTTTCTTGGTTTGAATCTTGATTTGGTCGATTGCTCTTTGCATGATATATCTCCTTACTTGATATACTATATTATACTTGAAAAATGGGGAAAAGTCAACAACTAAGTTGTCAAGAGAATGTTAGCACTCTCGGACAAGTTTGCCATGGAGGAAGGATGCGATCTCAATGCCGTTACGGTGAACAGCGACAAAACGACCAGTTTCAGCAGAGTCCGCGAGAGCAGTCGCATAGGCTTTCGCCTTGGTGCCACAGCTTTGACGGCGGATCTCATATGGCCACTGCTGACCGGCTTCATGATAAACTTCCCACATAGTTCTTTCTCCTTTCTATACATATAATATAACACCCGCGGGCACTAAAGTCAATGATTAAGTTGTCAAGAGAATGTCAAGCCGCTGGTGGCAGGTCATCATCTTTGCCAAACGGCAAGTAAGACACATTACCGCCGGCATCCAAGATCTGGTTCTCAACCACAATCATTTGATCTACAATCTTCTTGTAGTTGTCCGAGTGGCTGCCTTCTTTTCTTTTGATCTCGCCAGCCATGGCGGTCAGGGCTTCGAGCTTCTGTTGCCAGATATGCATTTGAAAGTTGTTCATAGTTTTATCTCCAATCTATGAGAGCAGGACAAGATCCCGCTCAGGGTAAGAAACTTTATAAGTGGTCTTCGGAGCATTTGGCCCGATCCACTCGACGATCACTTGTCCACCAGTCCCGGCATCAGTAACCAAACCGGTCAGGCCAGCATACCCTTGACGGGTTGCTCGCTTGTTATCCTTGCCACGAACAAGCTGTCCGGGCTGGAACTTAGCCGGCGGAGGCAACAGAGAGTGAATCATCTGAGTTGCATTGTCGCGGAACGATCCTGCATAGTAGTCGCTGTAAAGACAACTGTGATCATCGACTCGACGGACATGGAAGTTGCAAGCCTCAGCATCCATTTGGTCTTCACCCGGAGCAGCCGATCGACCGTTAGCCAAGAACGAACCGACATATCCGTTGTGCTCGAAAGCCCAGCGACCAGTATCATTGGTTACCTCGATATCGATGCCTTGCTTTTTGAAATGAGTTTTGATTTTCTTGATGACTGCTTTGACTTTCATGTGTAATGCTCTCCTTGATTACATATATAATATAACATAGCGGAAGGGGTTTTACAAGGGTGATCGTGTTAGAGAAATGTCAAACACTCACCAACACTTTCACATCCTGCGGAAGACCCCAAATATCACGAGGGTGGTTTTGTGGCTTGATGCGGATACCAAGTTCTTTGTCAATCTCAACAACCACACCCAGTTTCTCGCCGTGATGTTTCGTCCTAACTCTTACCAAATCACCGACTTTCATTACCTACCTGCCCATCGTGCATCTTGCACACTTCCAACATATTGATATGCACCCTTATTGTAAAGTGGTGCTGTACATTTCTTCATCCGCTCGGTAGTCTGGTTAGCATGTTGCTCGCCACACTCCAAGCAGTGTTCGTATCCCAAGGCTTTCCGCTTCGGGTTAAACTCTTCACCGCAATCAAAACATTGTGGCCAGTTCATTTGTTCTCTCCATTTTCAAGTGAATAAATCATGTAGATTGCAGCACCGGCGGCAGCAAACACACTAAGGGTAACCAACAACAAAACCATTTTGTCTCTCCTTTCTATACATATAATATAACATAGGGAGTGATGGTATGCAAGGGTTAAGTTGTCAAGAGGATGTCAAGAGATGAAACATTCCGTAGAACACAACTGCAGAGATAGCGATCATTATATTCTGCTCCACATATGTCATGACGGGCTAACAACCTGAAGCCACTTAACAGGCTCCCAATCAGCAATGTTAACTTCTGGCCAGTAGACTTTGGCTCGCTGGTCAAAATGGTTAAACCCAACCACTACACCGATCGGATCAGGTCCACGAGTCGAGGGAAATCTAACAAGGTCACCCAGCTTCATTTCTTTTTCTTTAATCATATCAACCACTTACCAGACCCACAGAGCCATACCGATATACAAGAGTGCGGCAGCAATACCCAAGCTGCTAAAGATTGTGATAACCCTCTCAGCTCTTTCGATGTCATTCTTAAAATCATCACACATCTTTTTTACCACTTTGTCGGATCGTTGGGCCGCGACCAGAGATCGTGACTTTGAAGTTCAGACACATTGGCTCCCTCCTCACCCGGATCCTCAACTGTGAACTCCCCAAACTGCAGTCGAGCAGTACGACGGCTTGCAGCACGGCTGGTTGCCTTCGCTTGCTCGCGGGCTCGAATACCAGCATCGATAAAATCATCTTCTGAGACCATAAAAGTTTGACCTTCAAGATCTGTAGGCTCGGTGTCGATATTCCATTCTGGATCATCGTGACGAGCAACCTGCTCAAAGAGATCATGCATAAGGTCCTGAGACTCAGGGGTAGGCATAATCGCACCGTTCAAGGCATCCATAATCATATTGACCTCAGATTCAGTAAGTGTAATGTTCAAAAGTTCGTCATTCATTTTGTTGTCTCCTAACAAGTTGCCCATTGAAAGGCAAGAAAAATAAGGGCGGACCAGCAGGTCACGTCAGCGATGATAAGAGCGGCCATCATGCCGCGGCGGTTTTGAAGCATTTGCTTTCTCCTTTCTACTCTTATAATATAGCACCCGTGAGGGCAGATGTCAATGGTTTAGTTGTCAAGGGGATGTCAAGAGTTCTAACAAGTCACTGCGGGCAGGTAATGGGTCAGGATGATCGTGCCACTTGACAAGCAAATCACCGTTGCCGACAAACTTTCCAATCTCGACAACGATACCAACGGAGCCTTTCCACCGGACCAGATCACCCACTTTCATTTACTGCCTCCGCCATTGAATAAACACACCAACTAATACGACCATCATTCCAAGCAACAAGCAACTTGCTGTCGCCTTCCCTGACCACTATGCCAAGCATACCAGATTCGGATCGCCTATGGCGAACAAGATCACCCACTTTCATGCATTTTCTCCGTAATGTGACGGCACTTTCGTCGCCAGCCAAAGCCCGGACATGTACAGCCCCATACATGGCCGTCATAGGTCACTGTGTAGCTTTTACCGGTACTACCCTTAACTTCCCATGACTGGACCTTAGGAGCCGTCTGAGCGGCTTCACGGGGCTTGTAGACCATCACATGACTGATGCTATCAAGTGTAGCAGTATCCTCGACAGGAAGCCAAAACTGACCCGATACGGCCCATTTTTGACCTTTACCGTCAGTGTAAAGCATTGGTTGCATGTTAACGACAACAGGTAGTTCCATGGTAACCTCTAAAGACATGCAGGGGTTTTAACAAAAAGATGATAGCCATCTTTAAGTTTAAAGTTATTCTCACGAATAAATGTGCTTCGAGCTTCTTCTTTTGTCTCGGCAATGATAGATGCCAAAGTCTCGTAAGTCCTTGTTTTAAAACAATAAAGTTTAATATCAAATGATGTCATTTATGCCTCTGCTGGGACTGTTGCGGCGACACTAAGTGTCATAAAAGTTTCGATTTCTTCGGCTGATGCCTTCGGATCATTGATAGTTCCCTGCATCATCAAGGCGGTGATCATAGAGTCCAAACCAATCATCGATCGTTCAATCGGTGTCAGGCTGCTCCCATCGTCTTGTCTAATAAATGGCAGTGTAATCATTTTCTGTCTCCTTCTTACACATATAATATAACCGCCTGAAGGCGAAGGTCAAGGAATGAAGTGTCAAGCGAATGTCAAGAGTCAATGGCAATCACCCGCTCGTTGGTTTGGAAATATGGACGGTTAGCATAAGCCTGTGTGGTCATCCACATCCGCTGGCACTTGCTTGGAATAGGCTTTGGAGCCATCATATCGGTCAGAACGATGTGACCGTCGAAGGCCCGTTCGTTAACATACTTGGTGGGAGCATTGAAGCAGGTACCACCAGTCAGGACTCGCTCTGTCTTCTTGGTTTGACCTTTCTTCCAAGTGTAGACCTTATCCTCTGCTACCTCTGTGTCGAATGGAATGACAGTGAACTCAGCAATCTCGGCCAGCTTGTTAAGCTCGGAGAAGAAAGCGGTAAGCATCCCATCATCTACAGAGCCAGACTGATCAATAGAAACAGCAATCTTGGCATGCCGGCGAACTCGCTTACCGGGATGAACACGGGGATACCGCTTGTTGATACGGCGAGGAGTTGATCGCTTGTCAGCTCGCTGTGAAGTCTTGACAAAGTAACGAAGAACTTTCCGCCAATCAATCTTGGTGGCGATTCGTTCCATGATCTCGCTTCGCATGGAGTGCGATACGGTTCCCCAGTTACGAGACTTCTCAGCCTCATCAGCAGCCTTTTTAATGCTGTCCTTCAGCCGCTCCTTGGCAATCTCTTGTGTAGTACCATCGGCTTCACCAAAGTCATCGTGGTAGTCAAACGAGTCAGTGTCACCAAATCCGCCACCTTCACCGTCGCCGTTCTCATTATCCTCGGCCATATCTTTAAGGGCCTCAAGATACCACTCGTAGCTCTTGAAAGATGGCAGATCTTTGAACATTCCTTCGCCGGGGATGCATGCCTTCATAGCCTCACCATTGACTTCTGGGCCGGGTGCTGCCTCACTTGGCAAGTAATCAGCGATGTGACAGTTGATTGACAAGTCCATTGCAATGTTATCAATCTTCTTGAGACCATCGACAGGCTTACGACCAGTAACATGCTCAAAGATAAGGTGATAGAACTCATGCATCAACACACCTTGCTTGTGACGATCGGTGAGAGAACCCATAAACTCAGGATTGTAAAGTAGCTCAAACTGTGCCGATTCAGGGTTCACTCGAACACCAGCGGTAGGGATGGCATCGGTTGAGATCTTGTCAATCCGTCGAGAGAGAGCAGCGAAGAATGGCTCTTTCATAAGCAGACGGGCAGTGTGCATGTTGAGGTCAAAAGGTTTTTTAGTGTCGTCGGACATGTTCTCTCCTTACTCTTATAATATAGCACCGGTAGGCTGTGATGTCAATGAATAAGTTGTCAAGGAAATGTCAAGGGAGTTTATACAAAGCTCTGAATGCAGTTTCGGTTATCCAGCCGCAGCTACCGTCAGATACATATACTTTGAACTTGTATCTCCGGTTGACAATATCGCCGTATCTGGATCTGGCAGTCTCTTCTTTGCCGAGAACAATGCCCGGCAAACCTTCGTATTTCTTAATAACAAGATCTCCGATGGCTATTTTATCAATCCACATTTGAGACAACGATTAGATCCTCTTCATGAAAGTCCATCCTTTCATCAGTCTTAAGCCATTTTACTTGGTATCTTATTCTTCGATTCTCAGGCTTCACAATGTTTACCACTAGCCCAACACCATGTTGTCGTTTAAAAGCTCTCCCAAGGCCACCGGGGCCTGATAATCGAACCAGATCCCCTATCTTCGGTGGTGTCAATCTCGGTGGCAGGCGATGCAACATTAGTCTTCAGTGTTGCCGCCAAGAATCTCCACAAGGTGATCGCTGACCCGCCTGCCGTCGTGAGTAGTAGCCTTGTGAAGTGCAACAACATTGTCCATGTTGTCGGCATCACCGAGAACTGTCCACAGCTTCATCGCAATCTCGGACGGCAGCCGAACGAAGTACTCAGCCAAGTTAGTCACTTGGTCACTGCTCAACTTGTCAATAAAGACATCAGATGCCTCAAACTTCTCAATCATCGCGGCATGGTCATTGATGCCCCACTTGTCAACCTTATCAAAGTCACCGTTATCAAGAATGTCCTCAATGGTCACTTGCCACTCGTACTTCTCAACGAAGTCACGGAGGGTCACAGCAGCCTCGAAGCCAACAAAGGCAGTGGCGAGGTTGAACAGCAGATCACGATCGCCATCCTCGGCGAACACATTAGCTGGCTCAGCAGCACCGCAGAAGCGATCCCAAGAGCGACGAGAAGGATAGACCTTGTTAGGCTCAAAGTCACCTTCATGCTCCAAGTGCTTGCGGTTGTGGTTAATGAAGTCCCAAACGATGGACGGAACACGGCCATTAGCCCACTTAAGCCAGTCCTCAGTGGTAGGCTCGACATCGAACACAGTCCAGCGGT